GGGCAAGTTGCAAGTTGTCGAGAAGGTCAATGACGACAAGATGAACGCCGCTGCCATGCAGCAGAAGGCCAAGGATATTTTGCGGGAGAAGAACAAAGAGGAACGCACGCTGAAGCTGACCGCCTTGGGTACCACCGATCTGCGGGCCGGGGACAGTTGCTACATCAAGGTGCAGAGCCTGACTGATATCGGCATTGGCCCGCGCCAGGTCAATATCACGAAGCTCACGCACAAGTTTGACCCGAAGAATTGGACCATGGATCTGGAGGTGAGTATCTGATGGCGGGTGAATGGATGCTTGATCAAATGCATTCGCGGGGCGGCAAGCCTAATGAATATGCTGATCTGGTTTTTGGCAAGGTCGTCAGTACATCGCCGCTCAAGGTCCAGCTCAGTAACTCAATGATCCTGACAGACAACTTCATCACGCTGGGCCTGCATGCGACCAAACACAAGGTCAATCTCAAATACAAGGACCGGACGGATACCAGCGACAATGAGCGGACTGAAGAGGTTGAAGTTGATGAGTCACTCAAAGCCGGTGACGGCGTTGTGATGATCCGCTCTGACGGTGGCCAGTCATTTTTCGTTTTGGAGAAAACTGGGGGGTGATGAGTGATGGACAACCAAGGTGATGTGATTGAGGTCACTGCGCCGTCGCTCACCTATCGAGTGATCAACGGCCGGATTGTGGGCATGATTGACGGTCAGGATGCAGCACGTCAAGCGATTGACAAGATACTGCGGACTGAGCGGTTTGTCTGGCCCATTTATGATGATCAGTATGGCAACGACCTGGCCGAATTGCTGGGTAAGGAAATGCCATATGTGAAAGCTGAAGTGCGGCGAATGCTGGTGGAAGCTCTGAAGGCTGACGATCGGGTGAATGATGTGCAAATTAACAAGATTGAGCAGACCGGTAGTGATGAGCTGTCGGTTTTTGCTACTGTGACGACCCAGTTCGGACTGTTGAATATTGAAAGCGAGGTGACAACATGACGCCGCAGGAAATGGCCGACCAGTTGGCCAAATTGGATTATGACTATTGGAAGGACAAGGCACTTGAAAAGGTACCAAGCAACATCGACAGTCGTGAAGGCTCGATTATTTATGACGCTCTGGCGCCCTCGGCATACAGCTTTGCCGAAGTGATCCTGTACATTCGGCAATGGATTCTCGATAGCTACACACAGACTGCTACTGACCAGTATCTGGACTACCGTGGGCAAGAACGGGGATTAACCCGCATTGCGGCGTCCAAAGCCGTTGTTACTGGTCGCTTCCTGGACCGAGACGGTAAACCGGTAACCGTGGAGGTTGGGGACCGCTTCGCCAGTATTGGTTCGTCTCCATATTTCTACGGTGTGAGCAAAGTCAACGACGATGGCACGGGTCAGCTTATCTGCGAAACTGCAGGCGATGCACCCAACCACTACATTGGCCAAATCCTGCCAATCACGCCGAATGATGACGTGGCCGATGCTCAAATCATCGAGATTAGTGTGCCGGCTCGCAACGTCGAGACTGACGATGAATTTCGCAAACGGATTCTGGCCAACTACAACGTCAATGCATACGGCGGTAACGTGGCAGATTATCAGGACATGGTGGCTCAGCTGCACACGGTGGGAGCTGTGCAGATTTATCCAACCTGGGCAGGCGGCGGCACAGTCAAACTGGTCATCCTGGACAACGATTATTCGACGCCCAGTGATCAGCTGATCCACGATGTGCAGGCTGCAATTGATCCACAGGACATGCCTGGTGATGGCTACGGATTGGCACCCATTGGACATACGGTAACAGTCATTGGGCCGACCGAGCACAAGATTGATGTTGTGGTGACCGTTCAAACCGATGGCAGCGTCCAAGTGGCCGAAGTTAAGGCCAAGATTCACGATGCCATTGAAGCCTACTTTGATTCTGTTCGACGTACGTGGGGCAACATGGATATTGCTCACCGGTCTTACACGTTGCGGATTCTGCGGGCTCAAATCATCGCGGCCATACTCCGTATCCCCGGCATTATCAACGCCACGGACCTGACCATTGCTGGCGGCGATGTGGATATCAAGATGGCATCGACTGGCAAGCTATCAGAGTTGCCAGTGCTGGGCGAGGTGACGGTCAATGGCTGAGTTGATTCGGCTGGAGAGCCTGCTGCCTGACTATTATGATGACGTGCTGGACATGCACGAGTTGATGAAAGCTGAGCAGCCACAGCTTGACGAGCTTTATGCCACCGTGATCCGTACTGGGCGAAATCAGTCCATTATGTTGGCGGACGTGGACGGCATTTCCGTTTACGAGGATATGCTCGGTATCACGCCGTTGACAGGTGCTGACCTGGAGACACGTCGTTATGATGTGCTGCTGCATTTGTTACCGCCCCGGCCGATCACCATTAAGTACCTGCGTGAGCTGCTCAAACTCATGGGATTTTCTGAGGCGACGGTACAAGTTGACGGGCCAACATTTCGCATCTTCGTTCTGACTGACTCACTGAGTAAGGCGCTCACGCAGCGTCTGTTCGGGATGCTCAATCAATACGTGCCGGTCAATCTGACGCTCTCGCACATGGTACAAACAGATCCGATGGGTGTTTACATTGGGCAATCAACACGGGCCCGCAGCAGCATAGTAATCCCCTGGGACAAGCAGTTCAAGCACTGGGCCAGCCGTGGCTTGTACGCAGCACAAGTGGCAACCAAGCGGGGCGTTCGATACATTGGCCCGGCAACACTCAAATAAGGAAGGAGGCTGAACAATGGCAACAAATCGTAATACATTTACGACTGCAGGCTTAAAATTGACTGCTCAGGTCCAGGCGGGCCAGACCAAGATCATGTTTACCCGTGCCGTCGGTAGCGAGATTGACTTGCACGCGAAGACTGACGACGAACTGTCTATACTGCTTGCGAAGGATATCCCGGTCAATCAGGAGACACAGGTCAGCGGCGCCAAAGTCGTCGATGACACGACGGTCCAAGTGGAAGCTGTCTTTGACCAATCGAAGACGGCCAAGGCGTTTACACTCAACACACTCGGGCTGTTTGCTAAGCCAGTGGACGACAAGACCCCCGGTGATGAGATCCTATATTCTATCGTGACGTTTGAAAACGGTCAGTACGTGTATCCAGACGATGCTGGCTCGTCTCAGGCTTACTGGATTAGCTCGACGATTGGCGACACAGACAAATTGGAGATCATCCTGCCAGAGGACGGCACATCGGGTTTAGGGCAGGCCGCATTGGATATGCTGGAGGGCCGGATCAAAGATACCTATGCCACCAAGGACGAATTGGGTAAGCCTGCCCGGTCCGTGACCATTAACGGCGGCGATAAGATTCTGCCGGCCACTGACGGCAATATCGCCATTGCTGTCCCAGCACCGGATATGAGTAAGTACACGCCAACGGACAAATTGGTTGCTGACTTTTTATCTAAGGTAGACGCTGCTAAAAAGTACCTGACCATTGAAGACGGTGCAAAATACCGTACTGCCGATCAGGTTAGCGCACAGATCGATACTAAGCTGGCTGGCTATATCAAGCCAATTACACGAACAGCCTATGACAAGCTCAGCACTGCGGACAAGCAAAACGGTATCTGGGCAATTGATGAGAAGGGGTGATCAAGTTGGCCTTTGTAGTTAGTGGAACTGAGCGCGATGCAGTATCACTCGGTGGGCAAGAATTCGTGAGAAAGCCAAGCGATGGATTGCTGTTAAAACAGCTAAATATCCCGGGGACAACAATAACTGGTAAGCCGCGCTCGGTTTCAGTGCCAGACGCTGAGAACCTCACGGGGAAGCTAATGTTCCTACTAAATTTCAATTTTCAATATGGTACAGATGTTTTTGTTACAACGCAGCCACTTTCAAACGATTTTGACTACATTTACAAAGTCCGCTGTCGTCCCATCATTGTCAGCGTTCAGGACTTACGTAACGGTCTTGTTTTGAAGCCTGGCGATTGGATACAAGAAATAAAATCAGGTAATTCTCCAATCATATATGCTCCGACTGGCAATAATGTGACTGCACAGTTGATTGGGAGCACATTGACGTTTGCTCCCACTGGCAAAAGTATTTTTTGGATTAGTACTGATGTCAACGGATGGGGATTACCCTTTGGATACAGTAGTGTGTTCCAAGTAATTTCAGAATAGGAGGTTCTCCAATGGCGTTGATCATGGATGGGCAAGAAAGACGAACAATTTCCGTTAAAGGGACTGAATTCATCGAAAAATCCGGGGGGGGGGTAGACCTTATTAAACCAGGGGTTTATGCACTGTCAAGTCGCCCGGGAAATGATTCGTCAATCGTTACACATATACCCTTTATTGTGGGTATCAACCCGGTGTCCTATGCAAAACTTGGTATGCAACTGATTATCGATATTTTGGGTGCAAAAATCACAGCTGGACAGAACGTTATCGTAAGTAACCCGGATAACAGCTATCCTAATCTTCAGATATTAAGTCCAGGACAGGACTTTTCGTTCAGCTATGACGGATCACCAAACGGTAAAGGATCGCTCACTGGGACATATACTTCAACCGGCATTGACATCGTGGCAACCAGAACTTTGATGACACTGTACTTGCAATCAATCTACGGAATTGCATAAGGAGGAAATAGCATGGCTTTGGTAATTGGTGGCGCTGAGCGCCAGACGATATCCCTTGGGGGAGTAGAGTTCAAAAATCTGGGGGGAGGGGTAAAGTGGCCCTTGAGCCACTGTTTACTGGATTGATAATCGGCGAAAACAGCACTTTTGGGGTTGGCCCATATAAGTTTTCGATACCGTCGGATTTACGAAGTGGGGATCGCATCTATTTTACGTGGACAGCTTTTGTCGAAAACGCTGGTATTACTGTTGACTCTGGCAGTAATGACATGGGAAGTGTGATTATGAAGCTAAACAGTAAAGCATGCATTCGAACTGTCGGAGAGTTGCGTTCTGGGGTGGATTTATACGGAACAGACATGTTTTCTAGCGTCACAAATCTTTTCACGAGACACATTTCCGTGCAGATTACTGGCGGCACATTGGCCATGAAGTACGCCGAAGTACCAGCTGGGGAGGGGAATTATCCTCACAATCTGCTTGGAAATAGAGCTCCAAATTCAAACTTTCCGACTATTGGTATTGGGCCATTTTACAAAATGTTATAGGAGGTGCCGAAATGGCAGAGAATGCAATGAAGAAGGTTTATAAGACATATGAAAAAGTCCGGCCAGACGGGACGTATTTTGCGCTAATGTATTGGCCGACGGACGTGGAAGCTACGCATCCGTATACCACTGATCCAATCCCAGACGATCTCAAAGCCAAGCTCCCATTTTATGATTGGAGTCAGCTCAAATGGATTGACGGTTCGGCTGACGCGCTCAAGCTGCAATTGAGCGAATTTGCTGCTGATCTGAAGTCCACTGGTCAGACTGCGGTTACGGCCAATACTGCGGCGACTGATGCCAAGACAGTGGCAGAGGGTGCCAGCTCGCAGGCCGAGCAGTTGCAGGCGGCGTTACTGGAAATTTCTGACCTGGTGCTGTCTAAGGAGAGCGCCACCGGGACCAAGCCAGCAGATGAAGGGAGTAACAAGTAATGAACGCCATCAAGCAGCTGTATGCCAAGGCCATTACTGATGGTCAGCGAACAATTGAATCTGTCCCGGAGCTGATTCGGGATGACGTTAAGAAGTTAGTCGATGCAGCCGCTGCTGAAAAGTAGCGGCATTATGTTACTCAAAAATAGGAGGAACTTATCATGTTGAATTTCAAGTTTAGTGCCTTATCTGCCCTGTACGCTGCCAATGTTTTGGACGGTGGCCGCAAAATTGAAGAAGTCCCCGAAGTGATCCGTCCCCAGGTTCAAAAAATTCTCGACACGGAAAAAAACGCCGACGCTGGCAAGCCGCAGGCCTAATCCTGATCGTGCTTGTCAGTTTTTGTATCGGCTATTGGTGCGGGGGGAGGTGAGGACGATGTGGAAATTAATCCGGGCCAATCCGATGCATACCGTCGTTGGATTGGCGCTCATTGGGATCGGCGTGTTCCTGATTGACCATGACCAGTATTTCCGCTGGCCGCCGCACAGTTGGCTGCTGCCTGTGGTCAATGACGATTGGACCGGTGCAGCATTCACCGCTACCGGCGTGTTCTTCCTATTATGGGTATTGGACAAAGGACGGTCGGTCCGTTGGAATCGGGCGCTGGTCATGGTTGCCACCTTCCTGTTTGGTGCGCTGTCGGTTTATCAATTCCTGCATTGGATCTGGCTGGGGACGGATTCCATGCCCTGGATCAGCAACGCGCTCAACACAGCCTTCGTGATCTACATGGCGCGCAAAAGCGATACCGAAGACCATGGAGGCGGACGATTTGAATGATTTTATCAAAGCGATTGCCCCCGTGCTCCAGATTCTGGTACCGGTCGTGCTGACGTATATCGCCTACCTCCAGTTCGCGAAAAAGAGCAAGCACGACGAGACACACGACCTGATCGAGGGTTACAAGCAGCAGATCGCCAGCCTGCAGAAGCAGCTGGACGACATGTATCAGAAATTTCTCTCGTCTGAAAATCTGGTGGACAAGCAGCGGCGTGAACTCAACGAACGAAAGAAGGACGATGAATAATGGATTTTATCAAAACGTTAAATCTCGGTACGGCAGCGGAGCTGGTGATCAGCGCCGCTATTATTTTGGCCTTGGTGCAGGCCATCAAGCAGACAAAGGTCAATAACAAGTGGCTGCCGTGGATCGCCATGGGCCTGGGTGTGGTGGCCGGTCTGGTGTCGGTGGTTGCAACCAAGGACAGTAACTGGGTACCCGCTGCGCTGCAAGGTCTGCTGCTGGGTGCTGCTACCTCGGGCCTGTTCGACGGTGTTAAAGGACTGTCGGCCACGGCCTTCGGTACGACCGAGAGTGCGGCCAGCCCTGCGAGTCTCAACGAGGCCCAGACACTGCCGGCTGCTCCCCTGACCACAGTGCCGGAGGAGAAGCATGAAGACCAACGGGACGCCGGTGCTCAGCTCAAGACTGGGCCGAAGGAGGACACCAAGGATGGCACTGTCAATCAATAAAGGGTATGTCCTGGGCGCCAACCAAGGGGATGCACGGGTGGCGCTGCCGTGGTATGTGATCATGCATGAGTCCGGCAACCCCAAGGACGTATACGACCCGAACGCAATCCTCAACGAGGTTAAGTGGATGCGCAGCAACTGGAGCAACGCATACTCGACGTACTTTGTTGGTGGGGGCGGGCAAATCTATCAGATCGGCGAACCTGGCTACGTCTCCTGGGCGGCCTTGTCAGCCAACCCTTATGCCCCTGTGCAAATCGAACTGGCTCGCACAGCGGACCGTGAGACGTTCCGGGCGGATTACCAGGCGTATATTGCTCTGGCCCGCCAGTCGGCACAAACCTACGGGATCCCGCTCACTCTCGATGAGGGCAGTGCAGGCAATCGAGGGATCAAGACACACGCATGGGTGACGGCCAATTATGGCGGTGATCACGTGGACCCGTATGCCTACCTGGCGTCTTGGGGAATTAGCAAGGCCCAGCTGGCGACTGATCTGGCTGGCGGCGTATCCGATAGCTCACCTGCAGCAGACAACCCCAATGTTGTGACGGTCAAATATGTTCCAGGCTACGGTGTGGCCGCTCTTGGCGATAACGGCAAGCAGGTGCCTGGCAGCAATCTGGTACTCAAGCATGGGACGGCCTGGCGGTCCAACGGCATCAGTATTATCGGCAACCAGGCGTGTTACAACATCGGACGTGGCTGGTGGCTGCCGCAGAAGTATACCGACCAAGCTGGGCTGATTACCATTAATTATGTCCCCGGCTATGGCGTGGCTGCCGTCAATTCCAGTGGCAAGCAGATTGCTGGATCCAACACCAAGTTTAAGAGTGGCAGTCGATGGCAGTCAGCGACTGTAGTCAAGATTCGAGGTCAGGTTTGCTACAAGGTCAGTAATAGCGAGTACATCCCGGCACAGTATACTTGGGGTAGCGGACAGGCGTATAAATGATGTAAAATGACTCAGACGAGGTAAGCGTGCTTCGAGAGGCCGTGAAAGCGTGGTTTTCAGCATAATGTGGAACAAACGCGGAATGGTGCCTTAGGAAGTGCTGCATCAAGGGCAAGGTTACGATTGAGTGGGAATGAAAAATCAATAATTTCATAGCATTGGCCGGTACATCAGCGAACAAAATCGTTGGTGTACCGGCCTTTTTCTGTGCCGATTTTTTGTGGCGTTTCTTTCATGCTTCTCAGAATATGGAACATTGTATGGAACATTCCAGAAAACGTCATTTTGTTCCATGTGGATCCGGCTTATCGTTGGTATCTTGCAGCTTCGCGGCCACTGATGAATAAACCGATAAGCTGGCACCAACAGTTGGCCGAGTATAGTAT